GGTCTGTGCGTGTTGCTAAAGCCATGGCTTCTCCTTACACATTCTCAGCGGCTGAAGTGCCACCTGTGAACTGTGTTACGTTGATTACGATAAATTCAGCAGGTGTTTGCAAAGAAACACCTACCTCAATGTTTACTTCTCCATTTTCAATACTTGCTTGCGTGTTGTTTGACGAATCACAAATAATGTAGAACGCTTCTGAAGTAGTGCGTCCCTTAAGACCACCAGCAGACCAGAAAGACGCCAAGAACTTTGCAAGAACACTTTGAATACTGGTCCAAAGTCGCTCATTGTTTGGTTCAAACACTGCAAAGCGAGTAAGCAACTTAGTTTGAGCCTTTACATAGTTAAGGCTACGACGAGTTGGTACAAACTTTGTAATGTCTGTTTTCTTCAAGGTACGTGCGCCGTTTACGATTACACCACTACCAGCAATTGCTTTTAGGGTGTTTACATGGCCTGAGTACAATGAACCTTCTTCCGCTTCTGTGAACTTGGTTTCAACACCAAATGCTCCACGGATATCGTATGCGTAGCCAGCAGGAGCCTTTGCTACCGTTCGTTCGGTTTCTACACGGCTGTACAGTCCAAGAAGGGCACCACCTGGGTAGGTTGAACGAATAGATGCAGTTCCAGTTCTTGCTGGGTCAACCATCATAAGTTTTGGATAATACACAGCACCATAAGACGAAGCGTTATACCCAGATACTGCGGTTAGTGCATCTGACCCAGCGCTAACAGTGGCTGGGTCAATTACTACAAAGATGTCACCACGACCCTCTGCGTAACTCAATGTGGAGTTAATGATTGATGCAGTCGTCATTCCTGGCAAGTTGAGTACCAATTCAGTATCAACACTATCCAATCGTGACACTGCACTGGTCCACTCAGCGTTTGTTTCTGTTCCGTTTGCAGCAGTTCCATCACTACCACTAGCAAATGCGCTACCTGTAACAGTGGTCAAAGAGTAACTTGTGCTATACACAATAACATTTGACACAGTTACGTAGTTTGAGTAGTTGTTAATAATGGTGGATACAAAGCGGTTAGCGTCTGGATTTAGACTTAGTTCAGCCCAGCGCTCAACTTCCACACCACTTAAAAGAATGCTCAAAGTAAATGTAGGGGTGTTTCCAGTTACCAAACCAGCAGTAACAGTCACTGACAAACTATTTCCCCAAACTCCTGGGTTTTCTGCTGACAACTTAAATGCTGTCTGTGAAGTGGAATCAACCGTTGCAGCAACGTTTACAAAAGAAGAAGACGCCGCAGTTGTAGTAGTTTTGTTGTATACACGAGAAACATAAGCACTACGACCACCATTAGCAAAGTAGTGGTATACAGCATAAGGAAGTTCATAAGATGAACTTAGGTCACCATACAATGCTTTGTAAGATGTCCATGAGTTTACCAAGGTTGGGGTGATTGGTCCTCGTGGGGAAGTACCAACAAAAGCAGCAGCAACTGTGGACGAACCAGTATTGACTGCTGTTGAGAAAGGACCCTCGGTGACGTAAACCCCTGGTCGTGTATATGCCATTATTGCTCCTTAGAAAAGAGATACTTTGCTTGAAAGTGTTTGCTTACCATTATGCCTCAAATAGTGTTCAGCCGCTTTAGGTAGGCAGTGCGCCTGACGGTGTGCTCTGGATAGTAACATTCGTAGTTTGAACACTACGAACACCTGCAATAACAGATGAAGGTATTTCAGCCGACATCTGAACTGTATAAACTTTACGAAAAATGCGCTTGCGATAGCCTGCTTCAGGGTCAAGAAGGTCAGCCGTAGTCCAGTCAAGTAGGTCTAGACGACGAATAGTGTTGTCAGCAGGAATCTCAATAAAGCCCCTTCTAAACGGAAGGGTCCTAATTAGCATTTGTTGTGATAATTGACGGTCATGTAATACTGTTCTTGTAAACGTAGATATCTGGTAGAGCAGGTCTACAGGAACAAATTCATTTGCTGCTAAGTATTGGTAGTCGTCTTTGTTGGTGATGAAGTCAAAATCGGTTGAGTAACTAGGCCAGTAGTACATGGCGTCTGGTCCAGAGGACGCTCCCAATCCGTCAGTTTGGTAGTAAATAGTATTCTCAGAGTGCTGGCGATTGCGAGCGTGAACAATGTCAATATGCTCAATAGTAATAAAAGGGTATTCACGTTCGGTTTCCCCTTCTGGATAACGGAAGAAAACTTGTACGGGACGGGACGCATTTCTATCATCATACACGGTCATGCCGTTAAACAATTTCTTTAGCGCCTCGTCTTCAGCGAGTAGAAACCCAGTACGACTCATTTGTACTTGTCCTTGAGAATTGTGTCAATACGCTTTGAGATGTTTTCTCCCAAATCCAATTCACGGTCTTTAACAAAAGAACGAATAAGGGGGGCTGGAGCATTCTTCCCTGGAACCCCGTATTCCAAATCGGTTGCTTTGCGGGATTCTTTTTTGTCACCTGGGATACCATGTACGACGTACTCTGTAGCCGTATCAAAATCTACAGAGAGAGCACTACTTAAGTTAGACCACTCTGTAGGAGAATCAAATGCGTCCTCTTGGAGGATTGCTCGTTCTTCCTGAAGGGTTTCTTGCAGAGCAATGGCAAATGCTTTAGGGAACTCGTTTTGCAAAAACTTAGCGTAATTTACAATGTCTGGAAGACCTTGTATAAAGCCCTTAGAGTATTGGGGGGTATACGCAATAGCATCGCTCATAACGCTCCAAACTCTAGGCAAGTGACCCCTTGACGCTCATCAAGGTTATATGAAGTTTATCAAAGATTAGGAAGGCTAGAAGGCCAAGGAAGGTTATAAATAGAATTAAATGTCATGTTTGGGTCAAACACAAACTCTTGCTGATAGTAAACCTCTAGACCTTCAACCACAATAACAATGTCATCTTTAGCCCTACCACGAATCTTATAGGAAGTCACTGTAAAGTATCTTCCATCGTATAGAAACATATCGTTCAAGTGCTTGCGGTATTCCCATGGCTCTGAGACACCTGCGGAACGGAATTCTTCTACGGATGCCACAAAGTTAGTTACTTCTACAGGTTGACGACCTTCAGGGATAGACCGCTTTTGGTCTTCAGTCTCTGTAATCATTAGGACTGGGATAACAACTCCCGTCTTATACTTACGCCCACCTGTTCCGTATACGCCCTCGTCGTAGACGTCATCAAACTCTGAACCCGCACTGGCTGCACCAAGTGGTAAGAATTCGTACCAAATAATAGATTCACCAACGTGACGGGCATACTCCCGATAATGCTTTCGGATTAGTCCTACCTCAGTGCGAACATCCATTAGTAAAACGCATTCGTGGTAATACCAATTGGTGGGTCTACATCTACAAAGACATCCTCACGCAACGGTTCTTCTACTTGATATTTAATATGTTGATGGTCTTGGTCTGGGAATATGCGTTCAATTGGACCATACTCTCCAAGTTCTTTTGTTTTATAAATAGGCACGTAACGGTTAGTGGTACGAGAAACACGGCGAAGGTTCATCACTTCAATACGCTCAGGTCCAATATTTAAGGCTTTAGCCCCTTTACGATACTCTGCTTCCCAACCTTCAATTAGGTTACGAACCATGTTAAATCGTTGACTTCCAGGAATGTGTACAGACTCTGAGGTCATCACGTCAATGTCACGGCTATATTCCGTCATAAGCGCCCACAAAGCCCCTAGAAGGGCTGCTATGCCCACTACGTCAATAACTGCTGGAGTAGCAAGTTCTAGTGGAATATCTAGGTTGTGACTATGTGCTTCCATGGCGTGTTTGGAATAAAACTCAAGGTCACTTGGAAGAACCCATTCATAATAATAACCTTCAACCATGATGCGACTATTGGCTGGAGGGGTGCTAGTTAACCGAACAATGCCGTTCCTTTGGTCAAGGCTAAAGGCAGAAGCAGCCAACTCAACAGGTGTATTGGATGTGTATACAGCAATGTACAAAGAATCTTTATCAATGTTAGGGTGACCTAACTCAAATGTTCTTGTTTGTATATCAAATGCAGTTTGAAAGAATTTAGGAAAATCACGAAGGTAGTTACGGGCA